TAACCAGGACACCGGAGAGCCTGACGATGAGCAATTCTCATCTAAACTATGGAAAGCGATAAATAAAATTATGAGCCGTCCCGCACCTACGACAAACTGTTATCGGGCTTCCTTCAATCATCTCGGTAGTTTATAAATCCCTTCCGCCGAAAGCAACCACCTTGAAAATTTCCACATTATAACCGACGCTCCACCGACGGCAGTTATTACGGCGACAATCTTAAGTGGAAACGCCCAAAGCCTTTCGATCTCCACCTTGTTCTGGATGATCCGCAAATTCTGTTCTGTCTGATTTGTTAGGATCTTCTCTAATTTTTCATTTATTCTTTCTAATTTAGAATTGATATCTTGGTGTCTACGCCCATATTCGCCCATGCCCACCTCGACTGTTTCTATCCGGTTTTCAATTAGTTCGTGACGGCTCATAATTTTATTTATCGCTTTCCATAGTTTAGATGAGAATTGCTCATCGTCAGGCTCTCCGGTGTCCTGGTTAACCATAAAGTCATCACTAGACAACAGGTTCCCATCCCGCGAAGTGGTGAACGAAAGGCTCGCTTAAAGTTGGGTTACTAACACTGTCATAATAAACCGTTACCGTCGTAGTAAAATCATCGTCAACAATAATATCAACGACATCTTTATTCATTATGGGTAAATGATAGAACACTCCTCCGTCTGGGACAAACTCATCTACATCTGGTTCATATATTATTCTTTTCATATTTTCACCTTTGGAGCTTTCCCTTTCCCAATAGATTGTCCTGCTTTTTTTAGCTCAGTTTTGGTCTTTTTATTAAACCCGCCTTTTTTAAAAATAACATTGGCTTGGTCGTCAACTTCTAAGAATTTCTGCTTAGCAACGTCGGGTAGCTTATCGTCGTCAGCAATGAAGTCAAACTGTCCTTCCCCTCGGTAAATGCTCTGGGGAGGAACGAACACCATGTTATTTAATGTCGCTATAAAGTTTCTCATACTTCCTCCTAAGCATTAGCCGCTTGTTTTAATTGTGTGTCAGTCAACCGCCCAGACCAGAAATACACATTTTTTACGTTACCGTAGAGAGGCCATGTTGCTGTTCCAATTCCTCCGATATAAATACTAAGTTCAGTACCAAATGATCCGTCAAAAGTGTTACTACTAACACTAGCGGCTCCCTCTGCAATTAAAGACATAGTTGATCCGCTCCATCCAACTGACGCACGAGCAACCACTGGCGTATTTCGCGTATTTCCAACATTTCTTACAACATTAGTATAGTCATAGGCGGAAACATTCCCAGAACTAAGACCACTGCTGAGGTATAGGAATCTTCCGCTTGTCCCTCGTGAAAGTGCAATTTGAGGTTCAGCTATTGTGGTAATAGGTGTATTAACACCCCACGAAGCTGATGCCGAACCTGTTGCCCCGTCCACATTGCCAGCAACTGGATAAGAAAGGAAATCCTGGTTTCTGGTCGCTGTTGCTGTGGTTGTTAGAATAGGGTTACTAAAAACATAACCAGCTTCGTCCTGACAATAATCGACATCAATAGCGTCCCCACTTGTTGTGATCTTAAACCCGCACGAAGGATTAAGAACTGTTGAGTTTTCAATAGATACGCGAACGTAGCTGGCAGTATTCAGCAATAGGGTAATATCCGTCCACGTTGTTCCGCCATCACGAGTAATGCTAATTGTCCCCGTTCCTGTTTTTCGTCTAACAAAAGCAGAAAAACTACGCACTGCCGACGCCAAAGTCCTCGGTTGTAGGCATGTCGCATTTCCGGCGGTCGCTGTTAATACGCTCGCCGCATTAGCTTGACCATCAATACCAGTAGCCGTGAGAGCGGTGGTCATGTTTGATTTCGTCCATGCCGCATTGGTTAAATCTCGATTCCAGAGTAGATTGTTAGTCGCCGCCCCTTCTGTGAGATATCCTTTTAGGACGCTTGGTGAGATTGAGGTTAAATCTTTGTTCGTTTTGAAATACTTGACTCCGTCAACACCAGAACCATGAGGGTCGTAAGCCGCGCCGACGGGTGTGTATGTGGGGTCAGATACTCCTTGAACAAGTGTTGGCCCATAGACATAGCAGAACTCGTTAGCGGTTTCTGAACTCCATACAAACCCAAGATAAACTTTAACATCATCTCCGTTAGAAAAACCAGAAGCGGAGGATAAGACAAGTTTATACCAGCCACTTCCTACAGAAGTTAAAGTACCTGCGTTGGTTGTTCCAGCGTCGAAATCTACAGTAGCGGATACGATATTCGTTGCTGTTGTGTCATTTCGTAAATAGAATCTATTCGCGTCCGTAGCCCCAGACCCTTTTTTGATATAAATAGAACAAGTCATACCGGAAGCAGAACCAATACCATTCGCTTGATAAGATAAACTTGTTGCCGCCGCACTTGTCGCTTCTACCTTTGTTGCATTTACTACACCGTCAATAGGATTAGCGATAGAATTCCTGGTTATCGTAGTATTGATATTAGCATAAGCACTATTCGTTAAATCTTCTGTATAAGTAAACCAGTTCGGCGGAGTCGTCCCAGAGGAAACATACTCGCTCGCCGTCTGGTCTGCTTGACCTGTAACGTCCTCACACTGTGCGTGGACTACATACACACTGTGTGTTCCGTCGCTAGTAAATGAAGCTAATCTAGCACTCGCTAAAGACGTTTCAAAAGCGAGTACTCCAACAAAAGAAGATGTTGTTACTGTCGCAAGAAATGTTGCCTCTAGATCAGCAGTATTTGTTGATACCATAGTGATCTTAGCAGTGCAACCAGTTGCCGAGAGAGAGCTTTGTTGTAAATCAAAATTAACAAACTGCCCAGTCCCGAATCCTGTAGAGGATGCGCATAATTGAAACACAGAATGATTGTTGAAAATTACCCTAAATTTAACGGTATACAATCTATTTGCAATTACAGAAATGGCTGGATTTAAATATAAATAGGCAGGTTGAGTACCACTGTTTACTTTCATAACATTGGTGCCTATTATGCTACTACCTGTAGCTAACCAACCGAATGCAAAATTTTCCGAAGACGGGAACAGATTACCAACCCGTCTTGCCCCGGTAAACCTAGCCGCACCAGTACGGACTTCTTTTAACATGCCTTCGTTGTCGAAGTATGTCGCCGTGGTCGTCCGCGTGAACGTAGCTGGGCCGTAGCCTCCAACCGGGGCCAGCGTGTTTGTTAGGGGTAGCTTAAATGCCGCACTGCTAAACGGAGCCTGTGTCTCAAGACTTCCACCGCCCGTTCCTGTTCGCTGTCTTTCTCGCATGTTCTTCCTCCTAAATTTTGTTCGTTAGCTGACTTTGTGGTATCGAAGCGTTCCGCTTGATGCTGATATCGCGCCGAGTTTGTCTCCGTCATCTATTTTAAATGGGACCGTGCTGTTGGCTCTGAGAAGATATCCGGACGACGTTGTTACGTCATTCGCTGTCGTGCCGACTTTTAAGTAGACATCTACATCACACCATACGTCATACATCCCGGCAACCGTAAATGCAGAGGTTTGCGCCGCTGTTCCGTTAACCGAAATCTGTGCCTGTGCATTATCCTTAAGAACCACTCCCATTGCATCATAATGTTTTACGCCGTATCCAGACATATCGATCCTCCTTTAATTAAATGCGTCGGGCCAAGATACTGGCCGCAATTGCCAAAGTTTTTAGCGCGTCTTTCGCGTCGGACAGTGTTTAGATTTCAGCCTCCGCAGTCCAGTTGTATTGAATCCCTGCCACTGTCCCGTTGTGGTAGTTAAGGCATCCGCAAGACCCCGCCTGCCAACCTGAGTTGGAAAGCGCAACCCCATTTGTCGCGGATCCACCTGTCCACGTCGATATTTTTGCCGAAGTTCCAGCGTTATCGTATGTCTGTAATGTTGGGGTAGCTCTTTTCTCAACGGCATACCTTACGGTAGAAACGTGTCCAGCCATTGAAGTTCCTGACACTGTTCCTGCCATGTAAAGTCCATTGGTTGACGTACCCACTGCGACTGTTTGTGGGATACTTTTCTCAAAGTATCTTTGGCAAAGGGTTAATTGGGTAGCCATTGGCAATAGCTCGTACTGTGTCGCAATGGTCCCCACCTCAAGCTGAACCCCGGTGATGTAATAAGTTGCCGCGTTCGTCCCAACAATGGACGCCGCTCCGGTTGCACTTCGATAGTCTCCAGCGGCCCATGCCCCGGCTGGTCCAGAAAAAGTCGATCCTGCTCCAAGGGAAAGGCGTAAAACAATTCCAGCGGTGTCGTCCGTTGCCCATGTCCCAGATTGGTCCCCAGGGATGGTAATGGTTTTATATTCCCATGTGCTTGTTATCACGCTTGCAAAAGTGAACGGGTAAGATCTTGTCGTTCCCCCGTTTTGCAAGGAACCTCCGAAAACGGTCCCCCCAGCCATGTTTGACCTAAACCAAAAAGAGAGCGTCACTGTTTTTGCGCTTGAGGTCCCCCATTGAAAATCGGAAATAGAACTGCCCTCTATCGTGTTCGTGATGGTAAACACCTCCGCCGCTCCAACCGGATAGGCAGACAGAGAATTTATGCCCAGGTGGTTAGAAAAACCTGTGGGCGGAGTGATCCCATAATTCCTTTGTGCCGTAAATTTTGACGTGACAGATCCGTATGTGCGCCACCTGTCGACTGGGTAAATGTTTCCCGTTGTCTGCGTTACGGAAGCCCCCGCGTTTCTTTGGTCAATCCGCATGTCGCCATTAATAATCCTGTTTCTAAATGACGTGTATCCCTTTGCGATATTCTCAAGATAGTCGTAGTTCGCCATCAGCTTGTCGGCGTCCGGCCAGTTTCCAGGCCCGTTATAAAGAATGTTCGGCATCGTCATGTTAAGATCTCCTCTAAGTCAAATTCGGAAGTTTTGTTTTCAGTGTCGTGGCGATAACCAACCACCTTGCAAAGCAAACCTTTTGTTGTCTGGTCGTCGTCTCCGAAATAGTAGAGCGTCTTATCTCCGACATATGCCGACGTGTCACCGAAGAACCATGGGCGCGCGGGGATGTTGTCATTGAACGTCACCGATACTGTGTCGGATAGGTCAAGCCATTCCATGAGTTTAGTTTTTGCCTTCATTGTTCTTCTGGGGTATTTCAACGCTGAATAAAACAATAACGCAATGCCACTCGCCAAGATCGGAAGAGCGCCACATCGGTATCTGGGGCCAACAAAATGTCCCCACCGGAGATTGTTAGGCGTCTATTCCCATACCGCGCGATAGGGCCAGTCTTGGTCATTCCGTCGTCACCAACGGTGATGTCAAAGCTTCCGTATGTCGCCTGGACCTCTGAATATACGCGGTCAGACCCATCGGAAATGCTTGATATTTCCATCGCGTTAACGGACGAGTCAATTATTTCGTCGATGCTTGCATCAACCGTTTTGGGCCGAAAGAAGAATATCTCCTGCTCATTAAATCCCCACTCATAATTTGCGAAAGACCCAATATCCTGCATGGCCTGATAAACGGTTTTCCCTGCGAATGTTGGCATCGTAATCAGCGTCACAGAGCTTGTAAATGGGACCGAGATAAACTGGACTGATATATCATCGGAAGCCGTTGTGCCACTTGTCATGTCAACCTTAACCTGGACATACCGTTTTAGAGCAGAGTTTATTTGGTTCCCACCACCTATGGCCTGGTATCCGTCCCATGTCGATCCATCCGTGCTGGATCTCGTCGAATAGGAAATGCTCCCTGTTCCTATCGTTGTTTGAGTTTTTGAAAGCAGACCCCAAGCTGTTGGCGCATAAAGACAATCAAGTGTTGCCGAAACAAATGAGCCCGATGCACTCAAAGATGGGATATACAAATAATCGCACTGAACGATGCAGGAAGAATTCACCCCAAAGCACACATAGCTTGTGCCAGAGAATGTGTTGTCGTTGACGTAAAGGATCAAAGACCCCTCATAGTAAATTTTCATATCTCCGCCTGGATTCCTGGAGATCCTGTATGTTTTTAATCCTCCAAAATGATTGATTGTGTATGATCCTAGCGTTGTTGGAACTCCGGACCCTGAGTATCTGTTTAGATAGAGGACTTGTGCGACAACCTGTATCCCATATCCGCTTGTAGGAAGAACGCCGTAAGTCGCGTCGGATGTCGTCAATCCTCCGCACATAAATCCAAATACCATGGACGAGTTTGGGCTTGAAAGATATGTTTTAAATTCCCAGGTTCCGGCAACAAATGTATTTGAACGACTGCACCCGGACTTTGTGCCTGCTGGATTAATAAATAAATATCCTGGTTGAGTTGAAGTATCGGCGTTTCCGTAGACGGTCCATGCCGCGTCCATCGTTGTGTTGTTGAAATTGTCAAGAAGTTGCTTATTCGATGGATCTATAAAATCAATTTTCAAATCCCCAGGTGTCCGGTTTACGTCCACAAGTGTTTTAGTCCCCGCGTTCCAGTCGCCCTGAGCATCAATGATGTGCGTTTGGTTTACACCTGTTGGGAATATCACATTTGAAATGTCTCGGTCCCCTATTCCAATTCCGGCTTCCGTCAAAAGGTCGGCAACAATCTCTTCTATTTTCTGGTTTTGTTTCCAATATCGGTATGTGATCGTCACGACAACACCCGAGGCTGGGGCCGTCGTGAATGATATTTTAGCCCCAAGCGTCGGTTGGTCTGTTTGAGAAATGCTGTAATCCGTTCCCGGTTTTTTCGATTTCCCGTTAAGATAAACATTTTTCACAATACCAACACCCGGTTGAATAGTCGTAAAATCTTTGTTGCTCCCGTTTCCGGTACCCATGTTTTCATAACTCACAAGGGTTGAGACGTTTTCAGCGTTGGCGTTTTCCAGGAGTGCCTCAAGTCCGCGCACTTCCACCTGGATTGTATCCGACGCCGCCGACGTGATAAAACCTGTCGCAACACCGACGAACATGGTTGAATATATCGCCGTCCCCGCAATATCGTAACCGCTCTCGATCTTGAACTTCGTCCAATACGGCTCAAATCCGTCGGGGTATGCTGTCGTAGCCCCAAAATATCCGCCCCGCTTCCCCGCCTTCCATTGCCGTCGCTCGTTCTTCAAAACAAGGTTGACGTTTGAGATTTTGAATTCGTTGAGTTTGTCGGTGTCGAGCTTTCCCGTGATCGGAGAAACGGAAACAATTTGATCTTCTGGAAGGACAGTCCATGACGCTTCCCAGGTGTAGGCTTTCGACGCCTCCACCCAATACCGCCGCTTGTAGGATACACGGCGCACGGATACCGATGCAGGGGCCTTCTGGGCTTCCTTGAATGAGGGGGGGACTGTTTTCATACTTCCTTTAAGTCCATCACGACTTCATACCCCGCGCCCTTGAAATTCGCCATGTATTTATCGTCCCATGTGTTCGTCCAGTGGACGTAGTAGATTTCCTCCGGCACGTTGACGCTCTCCGGTTGCCACAAGAATGGCTGTCCGGCTTCTTTTAGGGCCTTGAAATTGTCCCTTTGGGCCTTGGACAGGTAGGACCAGCGGCAACGTGCCTCATAGCGGCCATTGCGTCCGGACACCGCCCGCGTGATGACACGATGGATTGAACCGTCACCAAGGACAACCTCTTTCGTTTTCTCCCGCCATTTCGTGTCGTAAGAAGAAAGATCTTGTGGGGCAAATGTTAATCCGCAAGCGATAAATTCTCCTATTGTTTTCTCTTGATCAGCTGTTTTTGTAACCGAAACACCAACCCTCAAAGCGGAGGTGCCAAATTGTGTGACTGGGATATACCTATTCGATAAATCATCCGAGTAATTGGCGTAAACATTCACCCATGCAGACCCGTTCCATTGATCAACAACCCAATATTTGAAATTATAATTTTGGGCTATAAACCCGTCGATAACACGCCATTGCGCCACTCCTCCTTCATAAAAATAAACGTATATATAGGCTAGTGTAAGGTCGTTATTTGCGCCCGTCGTGGAGAATACTTGTGTTGTGCCTCTATCGAAAAGATACGAAAAATTCCCCCCGTGTGTGCTTGAAAACGAACACTGAGAATCAACCCAATTCCGCGTGTATATCCGTGGTTCCGCCATGTTATCCCCTATACCGCCAAATTCTTGTTTGCTTCGCCCACGTTTCTGATCGCCACCGCGAGGTGGACGCCTTCGGTTGTCCGCCTTAAAACCTCTTCGCCAAGTCTCCTTGCCACAACCTCAACATTCGAAATGTCAACGTTGTCCGCCGTGAAATGGACCGTTACCCCGCCTACGTTGATGATAGTTGATCCGCCACCTCCACCGCCGCCGCCGGATGAACTCCCGCCGCTTGAACCGATAGAAGAGATGCCCCCGGATGTTGTGGATCCAGTCCCACCGCTTGTCGTTGTGTTCGAAAATGTCTGTCCGTTTCCGAGGTCTGTTGATGTCTTAAATTCTTGCGTTCCGTCAGACATCTTGGACGCATCACCGAGTGCCTTGGACTGCTGTGCAAACTGAGCCACCAATACCGCCGTCCCAGCCGACGCAAGGGCAATACCGACGACACCTTTCCCTGCCTCTGCTGACCATAACCGAGCAATGGCAATTGCCTTTTCGAGCGCAAGAATAACACGCGCCCGCGCAAGCTGGGCTTTTGTGTGGCCGGACTGCATGGAATTTATAATAGAAAGAGTTTCGAGAGTGTCTTCGACAACCTTGAAAGCCGCATCCCGCTTGATTATTGATTCCGCTTTCGTTAGCTGTGCCACCCTGGCCGCGTGTAACTTATCAAGTTGTGCCAACAATTGCTCTTTGCTTTTTTCATTTGTGATCTGGCTTAAAATCTTTTGTCTCTGAGCTTGTGTTTCAGCGTCCATTAACGCCATTTTCTGTTGTAAAGTGTCTTGATTCAATGAGAGGAGCTGTTGATCAAGGGCCTCTGCCATCTCTAAGGCCCGTTGCGCGTCGGCATCTCTATCGTCTTGCGCCTTCTTTTCAGCCGCCCGCTCTTGTTCAGTCCGCGCCGTTGTCTGTTGGACCCTCGTATCAGAGTGGATAGCGTGTGCCGCCGTTGTTTTTTCAAATTCCTGGCGGATCATGTCGCCCGATTCCAAGGTTATCGCTTGGATTTTCCCCCACGTCTCTTTTGCGATATTCTCAATGCTCCCAAAATCGCGCTTGACCAACGCCACAACCGCCCGACCCATTCCTTCAAACGTCGTGAAAATCAACGCCGCCAATGTACCAAGGGCATCGCCGACCGCCCGAATGGCGTCAACCCCCTTGTTTAACCACGAAACGAAAGAAGTCAAAACAGGGATAACCGCGTTTCCGATGGTGTCCTTCAGCTCATTCCAGTTGTTTGAAAGGCTGGAAGTCTCCTTAGAAAACCCTTCCTCTTTAAGTGCCGCGTCTCCAAACTTTTTTGAAAGGACATCCAGCACTTGCTGGCCGTTTTCAGCCCCACCAATGAAGGCCCCGAACTCCTTTCGAGCCATCATTACGCCGCGTTCGTTTTTGTTGATTAGGTTTGTAAGTATGTCGGTAGTTGTGGCAAGGTCCTTCCCGGTGGCAACGGATAGGGACATGGCCAATTGGCTGGCCTTTTGCGACTTTGTCGTGTCCCCGGTGACGCGGACAAATTTTGCCATTGTCTCAATGGCTTGACCATCGGTGAACCGCGTGACCGAATTTATCCCTTGCGCCCATGCGTTGATCTGCTTTTGGCTGTCCTGGAATGACTGGCCGGACGCTTCCACGGCGAACTTGAGCCGCCTCATGGCTTGATTTTCTTCTTCCGCCCCCTGCACCGCGGACTTGAAGAAAGCCCCGATCGCCGCCGCTGTGGCAAGGCCTCCCAGAGCCTTACCAAGAGACTTGAACCCTTCCCCGGCCCCGGCGACCTGTTTACCTGCCTTTTCGGAGTCCGCCCCGATGGCCTTCAGTTTTTGAGAAACAACGTCCAGTTGTCCAGTGTCGGAGTTTACCCGGACTGTTAGCTCAATTTTTTGGTCAGCCATTTGACGGCTCCACGGTCACGCGGATGGATCGGAACACTTCGAGAAAAGACTTTACCTTTGCTTTAGGTGATTCCGCCTTGCGGGCCATAATCGCCCGCCACGCCGACAACATCACCCAATCGGCGACGGCGTCAATGTCCCCCACCCGCGCCCGCGCTTCGAGCGCGAGCCGGGATTCGGGGTCCATCTGCATGATTTCTTTCGGTGTCATTAGTAGGATGTGTCCGCGTTGGTAACGTCGATCTGGATCGCCTTAGAGTCCGAGGCGGAATAGTAGCCAGTGAACGCCACCTTCGCGGCCAGGAGACCGGAGTCGTCCGCGAACGGAAACGCGGTATAATGCGCTTCATATATGTTCACGTCGACTGTCATGTAGTAGGTCGCGGCGATGAGCGGACCGACTGCCAACATCCGAAGGGCGACGGCGGTATTGGCCAAGAACTTTGTGCGCTCCGCTTCCGTCGAGAAGTAGATTGTAAACCCGCCCTTGATGTCCAGCTTGTTCGCCGCGATGATGTCGTTGACATCTTGGGAGAGGTTAAGCGTTTTCAACCCCATGGCCCCGTTGTCAATTTCAATATTCCATTCCTTGATATCGGTGTTCGACGTCCCGGCAATCTTGAAGTCCATGGTATTGAACGCCAAATACTTCTGTGTCGGGAACGTGGGGGACCCAATGGACGCCCCGCCGATCTCGGACTTAAAAAGAACGTCCGCCTCAAAGGAACCGAGCGAATCAACCCCTCCGCCAATGGCGATTTTCTTGACCACGCCAAGGGAATATTTCTTGATGTCGATCCCGTAATCCTGGAAGAAAGTATAGGACGGCTTTTGGTACCCGGCATTAAGCGTGAACGTGTGATTATAGGCCGCCGATCCCCCCTGCTGGACCGACGCGGCACCGCCGAGGAGTGAACGGAAGAACTCCCCGCAAGACTGCGCGTCAAGAGGTATTTTGATTTTCCCAGCCCCAGTCTTCGCCCCGGCAATGGGGGGCATCATGGTTGGGTCACCTTTAAGAACGTCGTTTTCCAAGAGGGCAAGATCGTATTTAAGTTCTGTCCCCTTGAGAATGGGATACCACTTTGCCGGAGTCGTTTCAGCCGTGCCACGCACCGCCTCCTTCTTAAGTCCGAACCTCTGTGCTTCGATGGGATACAATGCCACGGTTAAGCCTCCTGTTTGACAAAGTTAGGGTTGTCCTGCAATTTCAAAACCAAATCCGTCCCGCTTATTATTTCTCCTTCCTTAAACTCTCCAAGTCCAGGAGCCCAACACGAAACAACACATTTCAGCTTTAAGATTTTAGCGTCTCCGCTTTTTAATTCCTTGTTCTTATATTCATTCATCACGGTATCACCCCTTCCGTCACATAAGCGATTTCCACCTCCATCACGAACCCCGCCCGTGGGGCCAGGTCGCCGTCGTCCGTGATGACGTTCTTAACTTCTAGCCATTTAGCGTTACCGCCAAGAGTCCGATCAGTTTCCAATGCGTGCGTTACGTCTGCGATCATATCATCGAGCGCACCCTGCGCGTCCGACACCCCATCGGGGCTCTTCACGTATCCAACGACAAAAACAGTGATGATCGCTTTGTATTGGTTCCTTGTTATGTTGTCCCGCTTCTCAACCGTCTTCCCAACAAACAGGGCCGGGAGGTCCGCATCAGATAGAGAATCAAGAGGCTGTAGTCCTCGCTTCACAAGTGCGACATTCGTCGTGTAACCTCCCACGACGGTTATAATTGGTAGCCGCGTGTCACGTAGGTATTGAAGAATCAACTTGCGTTTTGAATCAGCCATGTGTCCACCCGCTCTTTGCCGATACTGTAACGACGGTCAAAATGTCATCTTTGAAATTCTCCATATTATCCATGAAGGCCCGCCTAAGGAACGACCGCTCCGGCATCCGTCCAACCACCTTTCCCCGCCTCAAGATAGGCCCCCCGTATTCGTGTATGCGCCCGTAAGGGACGCCCGTGCCAAGAGACACAAGGATGTCTTCGCCGGATTCTTTAACCTCGGGTGTGATGCTTGACCGTAGACGGCCCGTGACAACCTTCAAAACGTCTGAAGACCCGCCAGACAAATACTTTCTCTTCGATGATTCCAAACTTTCAAGGGAAAACTTTGAACATGCCTTGAGTAGGAGTTCGTGCATCATCTTACGCGCCCCGGCGTAATTCCCCGCCATCTTTTCAATCTCTTTGATACCTTCGATGATGAACTCAGACGCCAAGGAAAATCTTCTCTGAACGGTATGGATCGAGTAACGCCTTTGCCCTTAGCGGGATGTCGTCGTTCGCGTAGGATGTCGTCCGGTCTCCAACTGTTTCAGAAGAGACGCCGAACTTCTGGTCAACATATTGCCTACGGTAAGAGTGCCCCACATGAACCAAGACGGCCTCTTTCACTGATTCAGGTGGCGTAACGTAACCCGCCACATAAACCGCCTTGACGTTCATCATCCCGGTATTGAAAGCCGCCGTCCCGTTGAATAGGCGGATGATCCCGTTTTCTGTGTTTAGAACAATGTCCGCCGCCGGGATAATCGTATTTGATCCAAAGGCACGGTCAACATCGTCATAGAGGTTCGTTATCGATGTGACGGGGTATTGCCGTAGGATAAGAATATCTGTCCCGTCTCCGTCGTAATATTCAGTATTCGTCCTGGAAAGGAGTAGCCGTCCAGTGTAATCGTTCGCCCATATAGACGCGCGGTTGATCATTGTTTCCAATATCGAATCTTCGGACGCCGCCGTGATCTTAAGAAACGCCTTGGCTTCCGCCAGCGAAACGATGGCGTTGACTGTATCAAGAGACATTTATTTCTTACCCGTCTTGGAATATGAAACAGGCTCTTTCTTTTCTTCGACCAATACCCACTCTTTAGGAAAATCCGAAAACAACTGAACGGCCTTTTCGTCGCACACTTCCACCACGTCCCCATTCATTGCAAAAACGAGCGTTTCGTCTGGCGATCCGCCGTGATACCCTTTCCCGATATGCTTCAGCTTTTTCATGTCGTCACCTCTTCCGGCCCGCGCACGGGGGGAGTGAGTCTCCCCACTCCCCCACGCCGCTTGCCGTTTTATTAAGCGATGTTATAACCAACGCCGATGGTCTTGTTGCTGGCCGTCGGATAGATGTCTTTGAACGTCACTCGCTCTTTCGCAACCAACGCGACCTGATCGGTTTCCGCATAAAGCTCATTAAGAACTTTAACGGAGTTGGCCGCCCGCCGTTCGCCCATGACCCAACCCGGACGATAAACAATGTAAAGAGCCGTCTTTGTCGTAGTCGTACCGTCATACACGTTCGACGCATTAAGGTCTTCACGCACGAACCCTGACACGAACACAGGCATACCGTCCACGTTCCCGAGAGATCCGGTAATCGCGGTGGCCGCGTTTCCGAAGTTCTGCATGGTCACGACTTCCGTCAGACCGAGGAGCTTGGCATACCCAACGGGGCCAGTGATGATGGCACAGTCAGCGGGGTTGACACCGTATTTCCCAAGTTTTACTCGGAGGGC